TTGACCAGTTCCAACCCTCCTCCACCTGAAAGTGGTTTTTCAGAGCGTCTATAACAGCTTTCTTTAGCTCTATCAGCCTGGGAAAGTTCTTTCTGTAAACAGTGTTCGGCTGGATCGTGTTGCTTTTCAGATCAGGCACATGGATATTGATATTGATCTGACCGTTTCTCACCGATTCCTCACCCTGGATGGTGCGAGGGATGATGATAATACCATCAGTGGCATAGTCTGATCTCTCATAGTCTATCTGATTGTCTGGATCAGACAGCAGAGAGTTTATCTGAGCATCACCCAGGAGGGTGTCCCTGACTACTACAGCTATTTCCTCAGTTGTTATCATTTGCCAAATAATTCAGTTGCCTTTTTGTTTGCCAGATCTTTCAGCCTCTGGATGGTTTGTGGAAAATCGCTCATTGCTTTAAGCTGGGCTGGCAGAATAACATCGTACCCTTTAGCCTCTACATAGGCAGCGTAATTCATTCCTGCTACAATGATGAGTGAGAAAGAGTTTGTGAGCTTTGCAGCCATCTGTTGAGCCACTTTCAAGCCCTCAGCAGCTCCCTCTCCAGGCTGGATTTCCCCACCATAGGTAACAATCTTTCCTTGCTTTACCACGGCATAGCCTATAGAGTTTGTGAGGTTGCCTGTCTGATCGGTATATGTGTGGTGATCCTTAGCGTACTTTGCAAGCTCATCACCTAAGTACTGGAGCTGAAACACAGTAGCTTTCTCCAGGCGTTCCTGAAAGGCTTTCACCTGACCTGCCACAAAACCGTCACCAAACGTAGGCTTTATCCCCATAGCTCAATGTATCTCCTATTCTGGTTATCCACGCCCTGGATAGTGAAACGATCCACACTACCATCCTCCATCGTTATCTCCACAACAGTGCCAATGCGAAAGTCACCATCATGGAAAGGTCTCTGGATAAACAGATCCCAGGTATAGGAGTGGATTTGCCCATCCGTTCCCTGGATCTGCTTTGCTGGTATGTGTTTGTCGATCTGGCACCTACCACCATCAGCCCATTCACCATCACCCCCACCAGTCAGAAAACCAGTTTTGGGATCCTTTGTCGGCTCCAAAGCGTTTTTGTATCTGAAAGTGCCATTGTACCTACCCATAGCTTACCATCTGTTAGATCCATCCTCAACTGTAGGAACTCCCACAAAATCCTCCAGGTCGTTCTCATCTGCCAGTGCCTTAATGCGTTTCTCCAGCTTTTCAACCTGGTAGCCTTGTGAGCTTTTACCCTGGCTGTCAGAGGAGAGCACAATGAGCTTTCTGAGCACCATGATTGCAGCCTTGGCGATCTGCTTTTTATCAGCAGCTGTGTACTCCTCATCGGAGTTATCCACACCAGCGTCTTTCAGGCTCTTTGTCAGAGCTGCTGGGCTGGCAGTGTACGGCTCCAGCTCACCGATCAGAGCATCAGATTTTGTGAAAGTTCCCATAGTCTTTACTCTGTTACGTTAAGTTTCTCTTTGAGGGCATTAGCCTGTTCCTCTGAGAGCTCCCCGATCTTCTTAGTGAGACCGTTTACACCAGCGTTAGGTGCTACAGCTACACCAGCAGCGATCAGAGCATTCTTGATCTCCTGAGGATCATACTCCTTACCATCAAATGCTACCTTACCTGGTGTTACATCGTTACCTTTGCCATCGGCTCCAGCACCATTAGCACCAGCACCGTTAGCATTCTCCTCAGGAACACCCACTGTTTCAATCTTAGCCAAACCACGCTTGACCAGATCGTTTACCCTGGAGAGATCATCCGTTTCCAGATGATCCCCAGGATTATAGATGGTCATGTGATCTGACTTATCCCTGAATTGCTCCACTACCAGGAGCACAAACAGGATAGAGGTTGTGATCAGCTTTTTCATTTCTTTACTTATTAGTTGGTTAGACGATTAGCCCTCAGGCACTGTGTCCTCAGTAGGAGCTACGCTGTTTTCGTATTCGTACTTAGTCCAGTACATACGCTCATTACCGTCCACGTCAGGCACTGCCTTTTCAGTAATGCCACGTACCTGGAGGCAGATGATAGCATCAATCTCAGTGATCAGAGGCAGCAGACGTGCCGATCCCTGAGTGTACTCAGCAGCTACCTGGTTGGTGGATTCACCTGTACGCCACTTAGCGATACGAATACCGTTACCAGCGTTCATGTAGTCCACGTTCTCCTCTTCCATCAGCTCATTATCCTCAATGGCTGGCTGGATCTCACCAATCTTACCCTCTGGCTTGATTGCAATGAAGTTGTGGTTCCAGGGTTCCAGGGTCTTACGGACACCATCACGGTCAATGGCGAACTTGCGGGTAATAATGGTGACTTTGGGGATCTTATTCTCTGCCAGCAGAGCCTCCATTTCACTCTCCTTTACTGGCTGAGCCTGTTTGTCGCTACCATGAGCCAGGAGACGTGTAGTAGCATCCATTTTCAGCCAGAAATACAGATCCTGGCTCATCAGAATCTCACCAGGCTCAATACCACGGTTGCGGAGATCAGCACAGATCATAGCCAGCATCAGGATAGGCTGTACCTTACCAGCTTTGGTGTTGGCGGTAGTCCAGTTGAAAGCGGACATGAGCTTGTTCTGTTCACCCATCAGGTAGTCCACCTCATACTTGCGACCTCCAGGGTTGTTCACGTCAGGAGTGAACTGGCAGACACCCCAGTTACTCCAGGCAGTAAGGGTAATGAAGTCCATCACATCCTTGCAGCCCAGATAAGCATCCTTCATGTCGTGTTTCAAGGTCTTTTCGATTTGCCTTACCTTGTCTGCCTCTTTCAGCCTGGGGTTCTCGTAAATCTCCAGGAGCTTACGGTAATCCCTGGCTGGCATCGGGAACTTGTGACCCACACGTGGGATCTCCTTAGTCCAAATGTCGAATCCGTCTGAACGTCTCAGAGGGGTTGGGCTTTCATCACCCAGCAGGGTAGCCATGAAACGGATCCTGTATTTGCCAACAATAGCCTCAGCTGTCAGGCTCATCTGGGGAGTGTTCCATTCAAACCACTCGTCACAGTACATCTTCTGGAACAGAGCCACCTCACGCTCAGAGGCTTTATCGAAAGTTTTCCTCCATGTGGCAAGGAGGTCAAGGGGAGCACCATTCTTGTGCAAGCCCTTGAAAGTTCTGAAAATTGAAATCATTTCTTTATCTTATTTAGGGTTTAGTACGACTGAGACAGCTTTACGTGCGGATTGCCTTTCAGAGCCATGCCAGAGGCATCTTTCTGAGAGGCTGGGATCTTCTGCACACGCCTCTCCAGGAGAGCGTATTGCATAGTGTCAGCGCATACGTCAATGGCGGTCTCGAACTCCTCAACCTCCACATCCTTGATGGTGACTGCCTTACCAGTAAACCTTTCAGCAGCGTTATCAGAGGCATCCTTGATAACCTCCTCCAGAGTGTTACCCTTAGCCAGACCAGTGATAGCCTTATCCAGGGTGATTACATACGTGCTCTTTGTCTTTGTGATCTTAGTGATCTGGGCAGCAGTAGCGTAGGTGCCAGAAATGGCATCAGCCTTAGCAACCTTATCGCCAATACAGAACACAGGAGCAAAGAACTCGGCAACTTTCAGAGACACAATCTTTGCATCGTCTGAATCAATGTCCACAACCTCAGCGGTTTTCAGGATCTGCACCTTTCTGGTCTGCTCATCGAAAGTGGCAACAGTTCCAATAGGGATGATGTCACCCTTATTGAAATTCTGGTTTTCCACATCCAGATTGAAACCACCAGGTACAATGCTGGGAGATCCTGTAAAGACTGGGCGTGAGCCAGTGAAAGAATCTTTTTTACGTTCCATTTTGCTTGTTATTTAGCTGTTATTGACTCCAGCAAGCTATCAGCAGCCTCATCAACTTGCTTTTCGCTTGCCACCTTTTTACCCTCAATTTCCTCAGTTTCCAGTCCGCTTGTGATCAGTCCCTGTTTGAAATCCTTAATGACTTGCTCTGCATCGTCACCCTCAGCAATAGACTTTGCCAGAGTATCACGGAGATACTTGGGGATTTTGTGAGTTTCCATCAGGCTCTGGATAGCTTTGGTACGCTCACCCTTAGCCTTGCTGTCTTTAAGTTCTTTCAGCTCCTTTTCCTGGGCATCCAACTTATCCAGAATAGCTTTCAGCTCAGGATTACCCTGGGGATCAGGCTTGGGATCTGGCTTTGGATCGGGTTTAGGATCTGGTTTGGGATCGGGTTTAGGCTTTTGTGCCCATCTGGTAGCTTCACCCTGGCTTTCATCAGCCACGGATTTGATCAGATTTGCAGCCTCTTCAATCGCTGCCTCATCAGTAGAATCATCCTCAATGCTGCCACCGAGCTTTTCGGTTATCGCTTTAAGGTACTTCTCTGAAAGTCCAGTGTCTTTGCACAGACTTTTCACCTTGTCAAAGAGTTTTTTGTTCATAAGATATTAAGTT